TATTTGCTCCGGGAAAATATTGTAAACTACTATTATTGGTTTCGCCTATCAAATATCCCCATAGCCATCCAAATAATCCACCTATTACTAGTGCCGCTAATAATTGCCAAAATGTATAACAAGTGTTCTGAACATTCCATACCAAATCAAACAATATTATAATTGGGAAAAATACTAGTGTTGGTATATTTTGTTTTACATAATTATTGGTTATTATTGTAAACAACAAGTAAGCAAATGTGTATCCATATACAGCTTGACTTAATGGCAATATGGACAATCCACCTTGTTGACCAAGAGTAATAGTATTGCATTGTTCTGGTCTTGCAGATAGGTCATAACTAGGTATAAAAGTTAATACATTCCCAAATAACATTGTTAAGAATGATGCAAATATTAGTCCGATTATGTATACCAATCCTTTGAAATCTTGATTAAACATAGATGCTAATGAAAAAAAACATACTAGAACAAATGGCGCTAAACGTAAAAATAAATATGTGATACTTATAATATTTAAATCCATTTATGTTATATTATAGACAGAGAGAATGTTTTTTTATACAAATGCATAATCAAATACTTCTTGTATTGTAGATACTTCATGAAATTCTATTGATTCGACCTGCGAATTGTTTCCATGGATTTTCTTCCACTCTTGGAAATCTCTACTGTTTGCCTTTGGATATAAAAATGTTTTTACTCCTGCTTTGATTCCACCATTTATTTTTATTTCTAATCCACCAATTGCAGATACTTCGCCATTTAAACTAATCTCTCCGGTTATGGCTATGTTATTTATAATCTGTATCTCATTAAAAAGACTATATATTGCAGTTGTTATTGCTGCGCCAGCGGATGGCCCGTCCTTTGATATTGCGCCCTCTGGACAATGAATATGCAACCCTTGACATTTTGTCTCTTCAAAATGTTTCAATAACTTTTTCTTCGCTTCATTATTAGTTAAGTTCCATGCTAATGTTTTTGCTACATTCATACTCTCCTTCATTACGTCGCCTTGTAATCCAGTCAACTGTAAGTCCAAAAACGATGATGATGGATAAAATAATGTTTGTATGGGAATTATGCCTCCGCGACCTAGTGCATTTGCCCAGAGACCGTTTATAATTCCTATCTTGGGTTTTGAATGTACCTGTATTTGTTGTATAATATGGTATTTTGATAAATATACTGTCTCTAAATTTTCCTTTGTTATTTTTACTGGAATTTTACAGTTATTCATTTCCTTGCATCTTAAGATTTCCAAATTTATTTCGCCATATAAATCAAATAAAACTTCTTTTAATTTTCTTACACCTGGTTCCACTGTATATGACTCTATTATGTATTCAATCATTTCGTCGGATGTTTCAACTACATTTTCAAACCCCATTTTTGTATTTATTTCTGGTAATATAAATCGCTTCACTATTTCCATCTTATCCATTAATGTTAGGTTCTCGAACTTTATTCGATGAATTCTATCTAATAATATTCGGTCTATCTGTTCTGGGTCGTTATATGAAAAAATAAATAGCGCCTTTGATAAATCAATGTCGATTCCATTGAAATATTTGTCTTGGAATGTGTCATTCTGCGTTGAATCAATTAAATGTGTAAATATGCTTATTATCTCTCTACCATGTTCCGTTTTGCTTACTTTGTCGAGTTCGTCAATATATATTATAGGATTCATGCATTTTGTCTCCATTAATATATCCACTATTTTTCCCCAGGTTGAGTTTACATATGTATAACCATGTCCTTCTAATGTTGAACCGTTACATGAACCGCCCAGTGCAATAAATGAAAATGGTCGCGATACACCATTATCGTCTAATAAACAATTTGATAACCCCTTCTTTGCCAATGATGTTTTTCCTATTCCCGGAGAACCTTCAAATCCAAAACAATAACCCTTTTGCTCTCCGTTTATCCATTGCGCTATGATTTTCATTATTTGATTCTTTGCATGTGTATGACTATATATTGATTCGTCTAATATGCAATTTATCTTTTCCATAGTTACTATCGTTTGTTGTGCAGCCGTCTTTATTTGCGTGGTTTCGGCCATAGTTTTTGATAGTGAATATTGCGTGTCCTTCCCCGTTTTATCAAATATTTCTAATATAATTGAGAACCCGGCGATAGTATTTTCATTCAAAAATTTTATTATTTTTTCTATGTGCGAGCCCTTGGCTTGGTTTGCCACCGGTATTCTATGTTGTTTATTTGCTTTTTTGATAAGATTTATGTGTTGTATTATGTTTATTATTTGTTTATTTGAAAGAAATTCTAAGTTTTTTTCTATTATTTTGAGAACATTTCTTTTTAAATAGTCGTCAGTTCGTTTTATAAAATCGGTTATTTCAATTAATGTATATTTTTCTTTTTTAATAAGGGTAATATCTGGAAAAGTCGTTATTATTATTCCAGAAATCCTTATAAAATTCTTATTTATTTCTCTTATCTTTTTTAATATTGGTTCTTCCTTATAAACTCCAAATGGGATTTTTAATAGTCCTTCTAAATATTGTTTTGCTTTTAATCCACTTTCGTCGCCCTTTCCCCTGAGTTCTTTTAATTTTATCATTGCCTTTTCTTTTACTGCATCTGATGCCTTCATTAAATATATTTGTTGGTCAAATGATATCTTATGAACATCATATTTTTTCATCATGTCTTGCGTATATTTTATCGTGTATTTGACTATATCCTTGAAATACTCTTTTATTTTCCATGGTAAACTATCGTATATATAAATTTGTTCATTTGGCTGCATAGTATCTGCATTATTAGCAGTTATCAAATCATATAATAAATAGCATACATATTGTATTTCATTGTCATTGTCATATATTAATAAGTTTATTAACATGTTTCTTTGAGAACAAATATCTAGTTCAATAAATTTTTTTATTGTTGTCTCTATTTTAGTTTGTTTTACATAGTTAGCTTCAGTAAATACAGCTATCATCTTTTTTTGTATGTCCTCGTTTCCATAAATAAGCATGTCTTTTAATGTCATAGTTTCTATTATTTTAGATATGGTTGTCTTCTCATTGGGTTGCATGTTTGATGACATTTCATTAATTTCCAATAGTCGCTTATCTATATATTTGTTTGTAAAGCAGTCAAGATTAATGTCTTCTATTATTCCCGTGACAATTAGCGTCTTTTTCTGTTTTTCGTTTTGTATTATTATTCGGATTCCATGTATTTTTTGATGGAAATTGTTGCCCGTTTTTTCAACCTCGAAACATTCGAACATATTTTCGTTCTCTATTTTTACTATTTCTTCTGTTATTTTATTTGAACATATCAGTGAATCGGCACACATAGCTGTTTTTATTTGCTTCCAATTTATCACTTTATAACCAGTGGGCTGAACATATTTACTTATTAAATCATATTTTGATTGAAGTATATCGTTCTCTGTTTTTATGTTTTTGTATTCCGACCCGAAACTAATAAATAATAAGTCTTCTATGTTATTTGTTCCAAATCCACTTATTAACATTGATAATTTATCTATTATCTTTTGTAACGCATCAACGTAAGGGTCCGCGTCTTTGTCAGACAAAAAATTTGTTTTGTCTAACATGGTTTTTGTTTTTAAATATAAATCATTTAATATGGTTATTGATAAATTTGCGTCAGTATTGCTAAATATTTCAAAATGTGTGTGTTTTTTAATAGATACTATTGTATTTCTTATAATTTCTTGTATGTATAGAATCTTTTCTTTGATAAACTTGTGTATGGTGGTGTCGTCTTTTGGAATTTTTATTTCATCTTTACTATTTTCTTTGGTTTTTTTATTTAATCGTCGGTTCATTATATAATAGTCATATTATAAATGGGATTTTGAGTAGTTTTGCATAGTTTTACTGCGATTATGACATATGTATTTTACAAAACTACATAGAAATATTGCGTGTTATTATATTAACTAAGAGATGGGCATTCCAAGTTATTTTTCGCATATTATTAAGAATTATCCTAATATTATACGAAATTTTGGGCATTTTATTAATTCGTCGGGTGTATATTTTCACCATTTGTATATGGACTGTAATTCTATTGTTTATGATGCCGTTCACTCAATTGAGAAACAAATAGAAACTGGAAAATATTCTTCCAAACACGATATTGAAACCGATATTATCAATATGGTAATCGAAAATATTAAGGGATATATTGGTATGATTAAACCGTCGTATACTGTTTATATTGCGTTTGATGGCGTTGCACCATTTGCGAAAATGGAACAACAGCGAACGCGTAGATACAAATCCGCATTTATGGCAAAACTTTTGGTTGACGCTCCTAAAAAATGGAACACGTCGGCCATCACACCAGGCACTGCATTTATGGAAAAATTGTCTACTGCGATAGAATATGAATTTAAATATAGTGAACTTAAACATGGTGTGAAAGAGATTATTGTGTCATGTTCAAATATATGCGGTGAGGGTGAACATAAGTTATATGAACATATGCGCGAAAAAAATAATATAAATGATAATATTGCCGTCTATGGGCTTGATGCGGATTTAATTATGTTGTCTATTTTCCATTTTGAATACTCTAAAAATATATATGTTTTTCGAGAGGCACCCGAGTTTTTAAAGAGTTCTATTCCTATTGATGTGAGAGGCAAAGAGACCGAACCACACTTCTTGGATATTCGACATTTGGCATCTTGTATTTCTGCTGAAATGCAGTGTAAATTCCCTGACCAGCAACGCATTTATGACTATGTGTTTTTATGTTTCTTTTTGGGTAACGATTTTTTGCCGCATTTTCCAGCGATGAATATTCGAACACATGGTATTCAAGCACTTATGGATATTTATCGTCTCTTTATTGGAAACCATGAAGGTAGATTCTTTATTTCAAAAACAACGGGTAAAATTCAGTGGCGCAACGTTGGAATATTTATAAATGAAATCGCAAAGTGCGAATATGAACTTTTGATGAATGAATATTTCGTTCGTGATAAATTTGATAAGCGTCAATATCTCGAAACAACGCAAAAGGAAAAAGACGATATCATTCAAAGTACACCTACCATATGTCGTGAAGAAGAAAAATATATTTGCCCTAGTGAGGTTGGATGGGAAAAGCGTTATTATAATACGTTGTTGGGTATTAAACGAACTCCTGAAAATCTAAAGCCACTGTGTAATAATTATTTGGAGGGACTGGAGTGGACGTATAAATATTATACTAGTGGTTGCGTTAACTGGCGTTGGAAGTATAATTATCATTACCCGCCATTGTTTTCGGACCTATGTAAATATGTTCCGCATTTTGAAATGGACTTTGTTTCCAAATCTTTTTCGGGTGCATTTTCACCTCAAGCTCAATTATCTTACGTATTGCCATTTGATAATTTGTGTCTATTACCAGATAAGATATCTGGTTTTTTAAAAAAAAACTACGGCGAGTTGTATCCTGATACATATGGATTTCAATGGGCATTCTG